CAATCGTATTGGATTCTTCATCAAAATTAATGATCCTGTTATTTCTAATATGAATAATTCCGTCTTTATCAACTTTTGCACCGATAATTTTTAGATATGCATCCGCAAAGTAATCAACATCATTTGCCTTTTCACTTATTGCTTTATTGTAGGCATTGATCATTGACCATGTACTTTCAAAAGCACTCATGCGTTCGGCGTTTTCTACATATTCAGTAACTGGAACACCATAAAAGCCATGAAGTGAACCTTCACCAATAAAATGCATACCACTTTTATTACTGAATTCATAAACGTAAGAATCATCGCTCAAATAACCATGCATAATACTATTTGAATCGTAGTAATATGTAACGAAAAACCTTGGTTCTGGAACGATTGAATCATCATATACAATAAATCCTTTGGTTGGTTCAATGTACCTGATACCCACCTCTGCATTTTCGTTGATAAAATACATTTCATAACACTTACCATAAATACTGCAGTTTTTTGAAATCTCTGCGTTGTTATCATCTTGATGATTTCTCTTATCCAATTCATTGATGTAAGTAGCAACCTCTTCATCTGTTGATGATACCTTGATTGGAATACCAATAAAAAAACCGTTAAACGTATCTACTATGTATTTAGCGAAGTTTACGATTATACGGTTATCCGGTTTGTATTGTGGTTTATCCTGGTACATCATAATTGGATAGAACCCTTCATATCCATCTTTTAACTTTTTATATCTTGAACCATTTAATTGCTGGTGCTTAGCAATGTATTTATTCAAATGTTTGATATCCATTGTTTCATCATCAGAAATGGTAAAAATTTCATCTTTTGCAATTACCTCTAATGTCTTCATTAAATGCCTCCTTCTAAATCAGTGTTAAGTCCTGAGCCTTTTAAAATTGTATAGATAAAATATCTGATTGCGTCCATTGCATGGTCGTTTTGCTTGATAGGTGCATCTTCTCCTCGAGCACTTGCTTTAGGATCCCATGCATAGACTGAAAATTCCTTAATTGTATTTCTACATTTGCTAAAAAACTTAATTTTGCATTGATTGAGCATTGTACTGACCAGTCTAATACCATTTGATACATCATTCTTAGCTTTTTTGACCCTAAAGCCTCTCTTTTTTAGTTCAGCAATAAAAGAAGCTGCAGATGGATCTACGACAATTTGAAATATTTCTCTCCCATTAAGAAATTCAACTAAATCATTTGCATACTCACTATCCGTTTTTTGAACTTTCCTGTCACGTCCTGAATAGTAATATTCATCAATGCAATACCAAATATCATCAGTTCCTTTGTTCCAAAGCAAAAAGACCATGGCATTTTGAGTACCATAGTCACAACTGACATATCTATAACTTTTACTGTCAATCAAGCAATTACAATCATCAACAATATGCTTATCTTGGTTAAACATATCGTAAATGATACCTTCAGCTACAGTCCAAAGACCTTTAATATATCTATCATAGAAAACACCGCTCCATTGACTTTTGTATCTTTGTTTGATTTTCTCACTCAAAGAAAGATTGTCATCCATTGTAAAATGTAAGTAGATGATATTCTTTTCTTTTGCTTTATCAATCCAATTTGTTTTGAACCAATGAAATGGGCCATCAGGGTTACAGTTAAACCACCATTTAGAGCCCTCAACGGAACAACGAGCTGTCGCTTGGTTTACGAATGATTCAGGCATCAGTGCCACTTCATCAAAAAAGCAACCAGCCAATGTGATACCTTGAATCAAATCTTGAGAGCTTTCATCCTTACCGCCAAACACGTAAAAATAATTGGTTACACCATTTTTAGTAATTTCAAGCATGTTATCAGCACGATGATCTTTCAGTTTATATCCCCTCGACCAAAGCATCAGTTTTAAAATATTCAAAACATTACGTCTGAATGAACCGATTGTTTTACCACACATTCCAAAGTTGCATTCAGTAAAATTAGACATTGCCCATATCACGTAAGAAAGAGACATTGAAACTGTCTTTCCTGATCTAATTGAACCATCTGCTATAATTCCATCTTTATCTTTTACTGGTGAATTATCAATCCACCAATTCAAGACTTTACGCTGTTTTTTACTAAAGGGTTTGAATTTGAATACAGCTCTACTCTTCTTCATCTTCCCAATCCTCTTTAGCACTAGCGTTTAATGCTTCCAAGAAACCATCATTCCCCATATCGTTTAGTTCATTTTTATCTTTCAAGCGTTCATCCAACCATTCAAGTGCTTTTAGTGAATCTGACATTTTCACTGCTTTTCCATCCATCTCGCTTTCATCCAAGAATGCAATTTCAATATATCTTTGGATTATATCATTTGGATCAAGAAGAATATCCTGATACATAATCTCTTTTAATCGTTTTATTTCTTCTTGAATTTTTGGCTCTTTTCTTAAATTACAAGCCATAACCATAGCACTTGTGTATTTGGCACCATAAGCTAGTTGATATGCCTTAGTTGCATTATGATATTTAACAAAGTAAACACAGAACTTTTGTTGCTTATCATCCAGCTCATCATTTTCAACTATTTTCTTTGCTATCTTTTTAGCGACCTTTTTGGTTGCAACCTTTGGTTTTTTTGGTTGCAACTTTTTATCCTTCCAGTAGCGACTTTTCCATGACTTGACAGCACTAACTGACACACCATATTTAGCAGCTATATCTTTGTATTTCATCCCATCCAAATAATCCTGGTATGCTAACTCGTATTTCTCTTTCAAGCCATATCACCACCTCCGTATTTTTTGTAAAGAAAAAGCAATCATGTTACTGATTGCTTAATTGATTATTTAATGAAAAGGCGCTCCGATTCGAACGGAGGTTTCCTCAGTGGCAAACGCCATGCATCAAAGTGTAATTACCCCTATACGACTACCTTTTCTTATTTCTATTTAACCACAATTTATTGACTCTTTCAATCATAGTTTTTTCTTCTGTTGTCAATTTAGATGCGCCTTTTTTACTATCATATTCATTATGAAAATAACCATGATGAGTATGTGGAATTATTCCAGCATGTTCATGTTTCATGTCAATTTGTTTTGTTCTTTTTCCCTCTTTATCGTAATAAGAAATAGAAGAAAGATTATCATTTTTATCAACAGAAACATAAACTCTACCATCTGTCATAGTTTCTAACGGTGTTTTTGCATTTTTTACACCATTTTGTTTTATAAATTTAATATTTCCAGACTGGTATAATGTAGAATATTCAGTACCATACTTATTTCCTGATCTACTTATTCCACTGCTTGCTCCTCGTCCACCCATTTTTTACCTCAATCTTCCTCAAACGTTTAATCACTTCATTATCATAATAAAATACTGGTATTCCTTTAAAATCAAATTCTATTGGTTCACCGTAAATCAAAATAGCATATGGATCAATACGTTTTATCATTTCTCCTACTCCATCTTTCCATATTTTGATAGAGTGTTCGCTATTTTTAACACCAACAGTAGAAATACTTACAATACTTTCTTTTTCTATTCCATCAAAGCAAAAATTATAGGTTTCAGGTTCAGCCCATG